GTGGGGGTCAGATCTCTGCAGTCTCTCCTCCTGTACCGGGCGGCGGATGCTGCGCACACGGCCGCGAGTTCGATACACCGCGAGTTGCGTCATGAAGCCAGGCACCAAGCCTAAGCCGACCGCGCTCAAAGAGCTCGCCGGCAATCCCGGCAAGCGGCCGTTGCCGCAGGGCAAGCGCCAGGCGCGGGGCGAGATGCCTCGGATGCCGGGCGGCCGGCTCTCGGCGCTCACGCAGTTCACCTGGGTCCGATTGCGCGCCGCGCTGGAACCGCTCGGACTGCTTACCGACGCAGATCCGGAGGTCTTCGAGCTCATGGTCCGGCACTTCGCCCGGGCGATCGAGGCCGATGAGCTGGTGTATTCAGAGCGGCTTGTGCTCGATGGTGAGAAGTCGAGCTATCGCCATCCGGCGGACGTGGCCTTCGTGCAGCACTCGCGCATGTTCCTGCGCTATGCCACGGAGTTCGGGCTCTCGCCCTCCAGCCGCGCCGCGCTGGATGTGATGCTCCCCGGTGAAGAGGACAAGTCATGGGCCGAGCTGCTCTTCGAGGGCACCCAGGCTGCAGCCGAGGGCAAACAGCGCACGACCTCGCTATCCCGCTCGATCGGGGCCCGCTCCGCCAGGGCGCTCGCCGGCGCCGGGCTGGGCACGCTGGAGCTGGCCAGGATGGCTGTCAAGGAAGGCATGGACCTTTCCAGCATCCCGGGCGTGGGCCCGGCGACTGTGCGCAAGCTCGAGGATCTGCAGTGAGCCGGCATGGCCCGCAAGCAGCCCGAATTCCACTTCGATGCACAGGCCGCCGACATGGCGGTGGCGTTCTTCGAGCGGCTGCTGGTCCACATCGAGGGCGAATGGGCGGGCGAGTCGTTCAGCCTGCTGCCATGGCAGCGGGACGACATCATCCGGCCGCTCTTCGGCTGGAAGCGCCGCGACGGCACCCGCAAGTTTCGCTATGCCTATATCGAGATCCCCCGGAAGAACGGCAAGTCGACGCTGGCGGCCGGGATTGCGCTCTACCTGCTATTCGCCGACGAGGAGCCTGGGGCGAAGGTGTTCAGCGCCGCGGCCGAACGGGAGCAGGCGGCGATCGTGTTCGAGACCGCCAAAGCCATGGTCGAGGAATCGCCCAAGCTGCTGGCGATGTGCGATGTCTTCAAACGCTCGATCGTGGTGCCGGCGACCAGGTCGGTCTACCGGGTGCTCTCGGCGGAGGCCTACAACAAACACGGTCTGAATGCCTCGGGCGTGGTCTTCGACGAGCTCCACGCCCAGCCGGACCGCGAGCTCTGGGATGTGCTGACGACTTCGACGGGCGCGCGCCGGCAGCCACTGGTGGTGGCGATCACCACCGCGGGCTACGACCGCGAGTCGATCTGTTGGGAGCAGCATGAGTACGCCCAAAAGGTTCTGGATGGCGTCATCGAAGACCCGAGCTTCTTCGCCTACATCCGGGCTGCAGGCGATGACGAGGACTGGCTGGACGAGGAGGTCTGGAAGCGGTGCAATCCTTCGCTCGGCGTAACGATCAAGCTGGACTATCTCCGGGCGGAGGCCAACCGGGCAAGGCAGGTGCCAGCCTATCAGAACACCTTCCGCCGGCTCCATCTGAGCGAGTGGACATCCCAGCAGACACGCTGGCTGCCGATGGAGGCCTGGGAGCAGTGCGCGCATCCGGTGGATCCGGAGGCGATGGGCGCCCGCCAGGCTTATGGCGGGCTGGACCTGGCCTCCGCCATCGATGTGGCGGCCTTCAGCCTGGGCTTCGAACCGCCGCCAGACCTGGAGGAGGGCGAGGACCCGGGGCCGATCCCGACGCTGCACTGGTTCTGGATCCCCGAGGAGAACCTGATCGAGCGGGCCCGGCGCGACCGCGTGCCCTACGACGCCTGGGTGCGGGACAAGTGGATTACGGCGACGCCGGGAAACGTGATCGATTACGAGTGGATTATTCGGGACATCACGCAGCTGGGGCAGCAGTTCAACATTCAGGAGATCGCCTTCGACCGCTGGGGCGCCTTCCAGATCAGCCAGCGCCTCGAGGGGGCTGGCTTCACGATGGTGGCCTTCGGCCAGGGCTTCGTCTCGATGAGTGCGCCGACCAAGGAGCTGCTGCGGCTGACCGTGGATCACAAGCTGGCGCACGGCGGCAACCCGGTGCTGCGCTGGATGGCCGACAACCTGGTGGTCACGCAGGATGCCGCCGGCAACGTCAAGCCGGACAAGAAGAAGAGCCGGGAAAAGATCGACGGGGTGGTCTCGCTGATCATGGCGCTGGATCGCCTGACTCGGCACGGGGGCACTGCATCCGTGTATGAGACCCGGGGACTGCTGGAGATATGACCTTCTTGGCGGATGTGCTGGGCGTCGCCGGCTTTGCTTCGCTCATGGCCGGCCTGGTGATGACCGTCGGCGCTGGCGGGGCATTGATCGCCGGCGGGATCCTGCTCATGGCGGTCAGCCTGTTCGCCCATTGGATGCGGAGTAGGTGATGAGCCTGATCGGCGATCTGCTCTTCCCCAAGCAGGCGGTCGCTCCGGACGAGCAGCGGGGGAACCTGCCGTTGGATGACATCGGTCCATGGATCGAGATGGGATTGCCCTCCCTGACCGACGCCGGGATCTCGGTCAGCCCGGACAAGGCCCTGCGAGTGTCGGCGGTCTATGCCTGCGTGCGGATCCTGGCCGAGACGGTGGCCATGCTGCCGCTGATCACCTATGAGCGGCTCGACCGGGGCAAGCGCCGCGCCACCGAACATTATCTCTATCCACTGCTGCACGATCGCCCGAACGACTTCATGACGGCCTACACATTCCGGGAGACGATGCAGGGCCATCTGGGATTGCGCGGCAACGCCTACGCGCACATCGACTATGACGGGTCGGGGCAGGTCCAGGAGCTCTTCCCGCTGCGCCCGGATCGCATGCTCCAGATCATCGAGAACGGCGGGCGGCTGATGTATCAGTACCAGCTGCCGAACGAAGTGCGCTGGTTCAGCGACGCGGAGATCTGGCACCTGCGCAGCCTGGGCGCTGATGGCCGCATCGGCTATTCCGTGATCTCACTGCACCGCCAGGGCGTGGGCCTGGCGCTGGCCCAGGAAGCCTATGCGGCCCGCTTCTTCGGCAACAACGCCCGCCCGGGCGGTGTATTGGAGCATCCACAGAAGCTCTCCCCCGAGGCCCATAACCGCCTGCGTGAAGACTGGGAACGCATGCACCAGGGCCTCGAGCGATCCCACAAGGTGGCTATCCTCGAGGATGGCGTGAAGTGGCAGGACATCGGGGTCAGCCAGCGCGATGCCCAGTACATCGAGGGGCGCAAGTTCCAGGTCACCGAGATCGCCCGGATGTTCCGTATCCCTCCGCACATGATCGCCGATCTGGAGCGGGCCACCTTCAGCAACATCGAGCACCAGGGCCTCGAGTTCGTCATGTATTCGATGATGCCGTGGTTCGTCAATTGGGAGCAGTCGACCGAGCAGTTCCTCATGACGGAGCGAGATCGCCAGCGGCACTTCGTCGAGTTCCTGGTCGACGGTCTGCTGCGGGGCGATACGACGAGCCGCTATGCGGCCTATGCCATCGGCCGGCAGAATGGCTGGCTCTCGGCCAATGACATCCGGGAGCTGGAGAACATGAATCCGATCGAGGGGGGCGATGAGTATTTCATGCCCCTGAACCTGCTCCCGATGCGCTCCAACGGCCAGCTCCATCTATCGGATCGCATGGCATTGCTGCGGGCCACCTGGTCGGAGACAGTACCCGTGGCCGCGGACACGAAGGCGCTGCTCCCCGATCGCCGGCAGCGCTCCATGGATGCCCGCAAGCGCCTCCGCAGCGCCTACCACGAGCTCTTCCTGGATACCGCCGGCCGGATCATCCGCCGCGAAGTCAACGACATCGCCGGCAAGGCCAAGAGCCTGTTGGCGGCCCGCAATGCTGCCGAGCTTAGCCTGTGGCTGGACATCTTCTATGAGGACCACCGGGACTTTGTCCAGCGCCACATGCGGCCGGTCTTCCGCTCCTACGGGGAATCGGTGGCGGCCGAGGCCGCGGATGAGATCGGGGCGGATCCGCTCACCGAAGAGCAGCTGGACATCCTGGCCACGCAGTACGCCGATGAATTCGCCGCCCACCATATCGGGATCGGCCTCACCGAGATCCGCAACGCGATCCAGCGGGCCAATCAGGAGGGCGTGGACCCGATGGAAGCGCTGCAGGAGCTCCTGGCCGAATGGGAGGAGTCTCGCCCCGTGGCGATCGCCGACATTGAAGTCGTGCGATCGGGCAACTGGATGGCGGTCGGCCTGTATGCGGCCGCCGGCGTCACGATCCTGCGCTGGCATGCGTTCGGCAAGAGCTGCCCGTATTGCAGCAAGCTGCACGGCCGGCAGGTCGGGATCCAGCAGAATTTCATCGGCGCCGGCGAAGATTTCCTGCCGGATGGCGACGGAGAAGCCCTCACGCCCAAGCACGACATATACCACCCGCCGGCGCACCGGGGCTGTGACTGCATGATCCTGGCGGGGAGCTGAGGAGGAAGACATGGCAGCCATGAAGCTGCACCACACGGAAACTTCGGAGGCTTCCTGGGACGGGCCGGCCAATGAGGCCCGCCTGCGAACCGATGAGAGCGAGAGCTACTATCGGAAAGCCTTCGCTTGGCAGGATCCGGACGGCGATCCTGTGACCAAGACCGTCTATCGATTCATCCACCACTGCGTGAGCGAGGGCGGGGACATCGGCGCTGCCTCCACCGTGGCCTGCATGACCGGCATCGGCGTTCTCAACGGCGGCCGGGGCGGCACGACCATTCCCGCCAGCGATCGCCAGGCCACATATGACCATCTGGCGGCGCATTTGAAGGATGCCGAGATCGAGCCGCCCGATCTGCGGACCGGCGGGATGCCGACCCGCGAGGAGCGCACCATCCCCTTCCAGGAGCTCCGGGTGGAGCGCCGCAACGGCGACAGTCCGGTGATCGTCGGCTATGCGGCGGTTTTCGATGTGCTGAGCGTGGAGCTGTGGGGCTTCTTCGAGAAGGTGAAGCCCGGCGCCTTCAGCAAGACCATCGGGGAATCCGATGTCCGCTCGCTCTGGAACCACAACTCGGACATGGTGCTCGGCCGCACCAAGAGCGGCACGCTGCAGCTCAAAGAAGACGAGATCGGGTTGCGGATCGAAGTGCAGCCGCCCGACGCGCAGTGGGCCCGTGACGCGGTGGTGACGATCGAACGCGGCGATGTGGATCAGATGAGCTTCGGCTTCAACACGGTGCGGGACCGCTGGTATCAGGAGGAAGGTGGCGGCGGCCGTCTCATTCGCGAGCTGCTGGAGGTCCGGCTGTTCGATGTCTCGCCGGTGACCTACCCGGCATATCCGGACACCACCGTGCAAGTGAGAGAGCTGCTGGGGGCCGACTGGCCGACCTTCGCGCAGGCGCTGGAGCGCCTGGAGCGGGGCCAGGCCACGGCCTCCGATTTCAGGATGTTGGATCAGGCCACCACGGCCATCCGTTCACAGATGGGCAAAGACACCGCCGCGCCGGTCGAGGGCGACCACCCGGCGGATCCGGCCCCGCGGGCGACCACGGAGGCGCAGGCGCAAGCCGCGCACCGCCGGCGCCAGCTGGAGCTTGAGAGGATCCGGTAAGCGAACACATCACGAGGAGGCAATAGGACATGAAGAAGAACGCAAGGGAGCTGCGTGACGAGCGCGCCCAGCTCATCGAGCAGGCGACCACCCTCAATGAGGCGGTCGAGGCCGAGGGGCGCGACTTCACGCAGGAGGAGCAGCTCCGCTACGACCAGCTGCTCCAGAATGCCGCAGGCCTGCTGAAGCGGGCCGAGCGGGACGAGGACCTGAAGGGTCTCCAGGGATCTCTGGTCACCCGCCAGGCGCCCGCCCAGCTCAAGATCGGCCGCGGCGATAGCGAGATCCGGGCCTGGGCCCACTTCTTCCGCAAGGGAGACCTGGGAGCGGTCTCGGGACTCACCGAGGAAGACGAAGACGGCAAGGGCCCGGTGGTCCAGGTCCCGACCGGCCTGGCGCTGCGTGCGGTGGAAATGCGCGCGGTCGACAGCACGATGAACATCACGACCGCGGCCGATGGCGCCGCGTCGGTTCCCACCGGATTCTCAGGTGCCATCGCACTGAGGCGCAATGAGATCCGGCTGGCCGAGCGGCTGGGTATCCGCATGGTGCCCGGCAAGGGCACCACGGTCAAGTACCCGTTCGAGAACGCCGATCCATCGGTCTTCGCTGCCACGTCGGAGCAGGCGGACGACGGCTCGACCAACAACTATCAGCGAGATGTTGCTCCGGTCATGGCCAACAAGGACTTCACGTTGGCCAAGAAGACCAAGAAGCTCTGGTTGACCGAGGAGCTTCTGGACGACGAGGACATCAACCTGATGGCCGCCATCGCCGACACCATCGGCCGGGCGCTCGGCATGACGCACAACAGCCTGCTGATCACCGAAGTGGCCGCCAATGGATCGGTGCTGAAGACTTTCGCCTCCGCCACGGCGATCGCCGCCGGCGAGATCGAAGACATCGTGTACGGCGACACGGTGGGTTTCTACTTCGACGACGGGGGCTCGATCCACTGGGTCACCCGGCCGGCGACCTACGGCAACGTCAAGTCGATCACCGGCAACCCGCGCATGTACGGGGCGGATCCGCAGGATGGGCCCGCCGCCGGTGCGCCGCGGGCGCTGGAGGGTTTCCCGGTCCACTGGAGCCTGTATCCGGCCGCCACCGCCGCCAGTGCCAAGGACATCTACTTCGGCAACTGGAACTTCGTCGGCATGCGTGAGGAGCCGGCGCTGCGCTTCATCCGGGATCCGTTCAGCGTGGACGGCATCGTGGTGCTGAAGTACAGCTTCCGCACCGTCTACGGGGTGCTGATCGCCGGCGCGGTGGGCTATGGAGTGCATCCGAGCGCCTAGTGCGTGATGTCCTGGTCTTCACGCCCTATTTGCACCAGGTGGAGCCCAGGACGCTCGAGGCGCTCACCAGGCTGGAGTGGGAGGGCTCGCTCTCCCTCCTGCTCCAGCGGGATAACCCGTATGGCGAGGACCGCGTGCGCAATCATCTGCACCAGTACCAGCAGGGCCGGAAGGCGTTCCTGGCGGGGAGGCATGAGGCCATGCTCGTGATCGAGGCCGATGTGCTCCCGCCGCCAGATACGCTGCGTCGCTTGGATGCGCTGGACTGCGATCTGGCGTATGGCTGCGTGGCCTTCCGCAGCGGTCCGCCGCACGTCGCCAATGTGCTTGAGCGCTATCCGGGCCAGGCCAGGAACATCGGGGAGAGTATCTCCCTGCGACCGAACCTATGGGATGAGGCCCTCAAGGTGGGCACCATCGAATGCAGCGGCAGCGGCCTGGCCTGCGTGCTCATCCGGCGGCATGTCCTGGAAGCTCTCGATTTCCGGGAGGTCGAGGATGGATTCGGTGTCTACTGCGATCTGCAGTGGACCCGGGAGGCCTACGCGGCCGGCTACAGCATGAAGGCGGACATGGGTGTCATGTGCGGGCACATCGATTCCGGCGGCGCCGTGCTCTGGCCGGAGGTCGTGGCGTGAGCGAGATCCGTGTGCTGGTGCTGGGCGCTCTG